TTACCTTGAAAAGCTGACGTTGTGTTTCGTCCAGCTCACATATCCTGCTCTAACCGCCTCCAGTTCAATCCTCAAACTGGTATTAACAATACCGCCATTATCAGTCTGCTCGTCTGTGGTCAGATAGGTGTAGGTCGTGCCTGCCAATGCAGTGACTGTACGTTTCAGGGTACCGCCATCACCGTAGATACGCAGCGTGTAGGTCGTGCCAGCTTCAGGGCCAATGCTGACTTCGGACTGCTCGACCAGGTAGGCGGTTTGTTGCAGGCGGTCGCGGTGCGCCCAGTCTACGGTGAGCTGGCCTACGATGGTGGCGGGATAGGCCACGCCATTAATCAGCAGTTTACCTGGCGGATAGGGGCGGATGTAGCGCGCATTGAGAGTGATGCTGTCTGCTGGTGCGGCGGCTTCGGCCAGGGTGCCAAGGCTGGTAGTGGGCAGCAGCTTGATATTGACGATCTCGCCGCTGCTCCACTCTGTTTTGTCGATGGCATTGCGGGAATCGGCGAAATAGATGATCTCGCCGGCGCTGTGTGCGATCGGGACGGTATCGAGCACGCCGCGCGCGAACGTGACGGTGCTGGTGCCGACGGCTTTGACCTTGAGCATCTCCCCGCCCAGTATCGCCCACTTGTCGATTTGGACATCACCCAGCGCGGTTGGGTTGATGATGTTGATAATCGTATCGGTGACACCGATGCTGTTGGCCAGCACGGCGGTCGGGCAGAAACTGCCGTTGGCCTTTTTGCCGTAAGCGACTGCGCCGGTTCTATCCCACAGCTCATAGTTATAGGCATCACCGCTGGGCCGAGTACCGCTGGCGCCGACCAGTCCGGACAGCGGGTCGAGATCGGCGAACAGGCTGGGGAACTGGCCGATCACTTCGCGCACCAGGGTCCAGTACGGTACCTCGAACAGGATGCGTTGCGGGCAGGCTGCCGGGGCGCTGGAAGGTGAGGTCCAGCTGCTCGGCTGCGGTGCGGCGAACACCGCATGCGCGGCACTAAATATATCCTGCACGCACTCGATGCGGATTTGGCCGTCGGTGAGGTCGCCATAGTCGATCGAGGCGATACGCATCACTATATCGGTAACGCCATACGGCGCCCACTGCAAGCGGAATACGTCGCCCAGGTTAAGCCCCCATACGGTGCGGTTGCAGATCAGCGAAGCGCGGATCAGCGGCGTGGACAGTGTGGACAGCTCGCGCGCGGCGACAGCGGCTGCCAGCGTGCCGTCCGGAATGCCCTTGAAATCGCGCGTGACGCTGACTACCTGGCCGCCCTGCATCTGGATCACGGCGATGTCCTGCACGCTGACGCTGGCATCCTTGCCGGCATCGCGGTCGTGGTATTTGAGCACTACCTCGCCGGTCAGCTCGCCGGGTAGCGCCTGGCTGAAACGGTCGACGCGGATCACGTTGTTGCCGGACAGGATCGGCAGGCTGGATACCAGGTAATCGTTACGCGCTAATTTCAGGGTGAACAGGCCGGTGGTGGTTTTGACGTACAGGCTGGCGTCGATGTGCTGGAGGATGTCGCCGATGAAATCCTCGATGCTTTGCTGGCCTTCCCACAGGATGGACAGCCCGAAGTTTTCAGCGAACAGGGTATCGGCCACGCTGGTAAAGCTGGCCAGATCGAGGTCGGCGGCGTTATAGCCCATGCCGTACTGGCTATTGGTGAGTACGTCGTAGATGATGTGCGCCGGGTTGGCATTGCCGCTGATCTCGGCCTTGGCCGGGTACCACTGGCGCGGCACGCGCTTGGCGAAGATTGCCCAAGGTTTGATGTAGGGGTTCATCGCGGCCAGATACACCTGGCGCAGCACCAGGCTCAGCACGCCTCGGAATGCCGGTACCGGCGTGCCGGTGAGTTTGCTGGCCAGGTAATCGTTGACCGGTTGTCCCACCGCGCCGAATGCGATATCCACCGCGCCGGATACGCCACCCTCTTTTTTGGTGCCGCCGAACGCATCCTCCGCAGCGATGGTGATCTGCTGGTTGGCGGTGACGCTGCCGGTCCACACGGTTTTCTCGCCGACACGGATCTTGCTGACCTCGTCGACCGGGCCGTGGCAATACACCTGGTGCATGCCCAGGTAATATTTATAGCCGACGACTTGTGAGGAACTACTGCTGCCCATGTTTTATCCTCGCGTGTTGTGCTGCCTTGATCGCCATCGCGTCGCCGCTGGCATCGAGCAGATCGGCATCGATGCCGTCGCGCAGGAAACCAGGCCAATCGATGCCCATGCGCGCGCACCAGGCGCGTGCGCCACGCGTGCAGTAGTCCAGTTCGCGCAGGTCGGTGATGGTGACCATAATCATTTTTTACCGCCTTCGGCGTGTACTGGCGTGGTCAAAATATCGCCCCACCAGGCTACGGTCGGCGAGGCGATCCAGCGGCTTCCGTAGAGCACGGTGATCGGCCTGCCCTCCTCGATATTGGGCACCTCGACCTTGCCGGGCTTGGCATTCTGCGGCTTGGGTTGCAGCAGGTAGCTGACCACCAGGGAGACCACGAACAGGATGATTTGCACCCACATATATAGTGTCTCCTTTAAAAGCTGGAATCGCCCGCGAACGGGTTTTTCTGCGGCATCCAGGGCAGCCCGCCGTAATTGGCGATGTTGGCGAATTTAGCGTCGCAGGTGACCGGGGTATGGTCGCAGCCCGGATAGGCGACGATGGATTGACCGGCAGCCAGCCCCGGCAGCGCCGAGGCCAACGTGACTTGCGCAGCGGTATGCGCCACCACCATCCGGTACGTGTCCACGCCAAACTTGACCTTGCCACCCACCCACCAGCCGTTTGGCTGGGTGGCGAATACCGCCGCATCGATCACGGCGCCGTTCACCGACGACAGCGTGCCGCTGGCGGAATTGGCGCTGTCCGATACGCCGCAGCCACCGTCATATAGCGCATGGCGGCATTGGCGCTGCGCCACGGCGCGCAGGCCGATGCGTTTCAGGCTGGTGAAGATCGGCTCGCAGCTCATCGTTGCTTCGGCGCCCTGCAGCGCGATGCCCATCACCCGGCCGCGCCACAGCGTGACGAATTCGGTATCGGTGCGGTGCTTGCGCAAAATATCCAGGCGCAGCACGTTCTGCACCGGCGCGGCGATCAGCGTGACGACCAGCGGATTATCGCGCGGCATTTTCAGGTCCAGCTTGGATTTGGCGATCTCCGGGCTTTGCCCCACCTTGCCGCGCTCGATCTCGCGCGGCTCGAAACTTTGCGACAGGTATATCTGCGTGGCATCGGCGCTGGTGTAGCGCCAGGCCTGTGTACCGGCAGTGAACTGGTACAGCTCGACCGGCTGGCCGTCATGGATGGAGGTCTCGAATGTGTTGTAGCTCATGCCGGCAGCCCCCGTATCATCAGGCTGGCTTCGGCGATGGCGGCCGAGCGCCAGTCGATCTGCACCGAATCGCTATCCAGCCGGCACAGGCTCATGAAATGCACACCGGTGATTTGGGCGGCAGTGTAGGTGATGCCCAGCGCGGTGTCGATGCCCAGGGTTTCCTCGCTGGCATCGATCTCAGTGGCGCCGGTGATGCGCCGGTAATAAACATCGCCATCAACGGTATGGATGGCGATGTCGCGGCGGTGCGCCGCGGCGTTGATCAGCTGCGTATAGCCGATGTTGCGTACCACGATCTGCGTGTCGCTGAGCGATACGGTACGCGTCACGGCCAGATCATTGCCCTGCGACTCGCTCCAGAATGGTATTGCCGCACCGCGCCGCGCATACAGCCAGCTGCGGAATGCGGCGATGTCGGCGCGGCTGCGCAACAGCCAGCCGAACGACTTGAGCAGGGCGGCCAGGCCGGATTCATCGTCCTGCCACGGCTTGCCGGTGGCGTAATCCAGCGTGGCCAGCTTGCGCAGCATTTCCTGGTCGAGATTATCGACCCAGTTGGGGCGGTCGGTCAGCACCGGATAGCCCTGGTAGAGCGTGGCGCTGTCGATGGCGCTGAACCCGGGATTATCGTCGATGGCGAAATCGAAGCGCGCAACATTGTTTTGCGCTGTGTAACGGGTGAGCTTTTGCGACTTGGGCAAACGCGCCAGGCGGACAGGATAGAAACGCGTGCCGGCTGGCCAGGCAGATAGTGTAGCCAGTTTCAGGGTTACTGATGAAGCGCCGACGCTCAGCACCTCGACTGCCTCATGCTGGTCGTGCGCGCGCCACAGGATGGCGAGCTGGTCGGGTGCGAACTCATAGCCCGCCGTATTGCAGGGGATAATCAATGCACCGGCAGGCAGATCGGATGCCAGCACCTGCACCTCAGTCCATACCGGCAGCGCGAACAGGCGCGCCTGCCATCCGATCAGCACCGTGTCGAGGCGGTTGGACTGGTGCTGGTCCTGCGTGATCACCGAGTAGCTCAGCCCGCGCCGCGGGAATTCGCGCAGCGCCACGCGCTGCTCGGCGCCGCCGTAGCTGGCCATGATGTCGGTGAACCAGTCGTGGGTTTCGGTGATCGGCTCGGCCCAGTTCGGCGCATGGCCGAATACCACTACACGGCGGCCGATGACCGATAGCACTGGCGATTCGGTGGGGAAGGAAAACGTGTACAGCCCGTCGATGGTGGCCGGGCCGGCGGTATCCACGTTCAGGGTATAGATTTTCGATTCCAGCGGCGCAAAAGTCAGCGGCGCGGCGATGCCGGAGTTGGTGATGCCGGCGGTACCGGACTCGGCGATCGACGCCAGCAGCTGGCTGACGAAATGCGCGTTCCATACCTCGGCAGTGCGCGTCTGTATGCTGAGCAGGTTGCCCAGATCGAGGGTGCGCGGCAGGATATGCACGCGGTGGTACCAGTCGTCGCCAAAGGTGTTGAATTTGCTGCCGGCATAAGCGCGCGGAATCTCGCTGATCGGCAGGTTATTGGTCTGGCTTCCGGAAATAGCGGGCGTGCCATATGTGGCCTGAATCGCCGTGGCCCAGTCCAGCGCGGTAAACGCGCTGATATTCGCGCTGCGCTGCCACAGCGTGACATTGTCATAACTGGCGGATGGGAATAGCTGACCGGCGAAGCTGGGCATGATCAGGGCTGGTAGCGCACGGCGTAGCCGTAGTTGAATGAATATTGCGTCGGGTCTTTCTGGTAGCCTGGGAATACCATCCACTGCTCGCTGCCCAGGGTGATGATGTCGCCGATCGAATAGTTTGCAATATTCAGGAATCTCAGATGCGGGGCATAGCCCAGCGGTGACCAGAATCCGCTGGGACGCTGGCCGAACACATAGCCTGGCGACATCGGGGAAATTCCGTTGAAAGCATTGGCAACAGGGTTACTTGCCGGACCATTGAAAAACAGGCGCAGCATTGGTCCAGTCAACCAAGGCGCTCGAGTTCGATCTGCATCATTCGAGATGTAACCGAATCCGGTGTATGTGTCGTAATCCGCATGGACCTGCGTTGCCGGAGCTTGCTCAAAATTAGACCACAAAAATGGTAATGGTCGCAGGTGATGACCTGCCGACGATCCTGGCGTAATGTAATTTTTATATGAGGCGGTATCATAAATAGCACCATCGCAAAAATAACTGCCGCTTATCCATTCACCGCCAGGATAGGTGCCTGTTTTAGTCAACATACCGCCGCCGAGGTGGTTGATTATCCCTGGAGATACCTCGGCCACGCAAAACAACATGTCCGGCGCCACGCTGGCAAACAGGTGATAGGTGCCCGAGGCGCTGTGGTTGAATGTGCCGCTGTAGCCGTTGCCGGCGATGCTGCCGGGCTGTGCGTTCCAGGCGGAGGTACTGAGATAGCCGGTGGAAATCGAACAGGCGACGCCGGTGACCGCGATAGGATTAAATCCATATGTGGTATTGTTTAGCAGGTCTTCCGCCACGGCCGAGCGGAAATTCAGAAAAATCGTGCCTTTGTTGATATGCAGCCGGTTTCCGGTTCCGTTGGCGGCGTATAGGTTCTCGGTCCAGCCATTGAGCGCCGAAAAACTTCGGATCGCCGAGAGCAACTGGTCTGGAGTGCTGAATGATCCGGTCTGGTAAGTCATTTTATTTGTCCTTATGCGAGCTTGAGCGCCCAGAAATCGGCCACGCCGACCCGGTAGACATTTTGTACTACAAGGTAGTTGTCCGCGCCGATAGTGATCGTGTTTTCAGCTGCATTGCCAAATCCGCTAATCCAATAACACCCATCGAATTCACCATAAACATTACTAATACCTAAATAGGTTTCTTTCAGAGAGATTGGCAATAATGCATATTCTCCGGTTAGCGCTTCGCGCAATGCCGGTAAAGATCCGTCGTAATAAGACGTTGAGCCAGTATCTGTAGTATAAATTTCTGATGTGCCTGATCTGTTCATAAAAATTGCCCAGCGCCCACTGGTATCACGCAGCCGCGACATACTGCTTGTAGATGAAGATGTGAAATTACCAGGATCGACAAAATGCCGGTGATCCGGTCCGGTCAGGCTGGATAGCCAGCCGGCCGAACCGGTAAGCGAGCCGCCGACAAACAGCGGATAGGGATATTGGCCTGGTGTTGCATAGGGGAGGATGAACCCCAGGTACATCGCCTCATAGACAGTGCCGACCTTGGCTACCAGCACCAGGCGTCGCCCGCTGGCTACCAGCCAGTACGGCATGGCGGTATTCGCCAGCGTAACGCCGGGAAAATTCTGCCCGGCTGGCAATCTGCCCGGCTGGCTGAAAAAATCATTTCCGCCGACATAGCCGATATTGGCGCCGATTTGCCAGCGATAATACGGTGCACCGCTATCTTGGCTGGAATAGACGCCGCCATAGATCGCATCCGTCCCCGCCAGCCCCGGCGCATGAGTGAGCCATTCCTGCGTCGTCGCGCCGTCGATCCAGCGGTCATCTACCCAGCGCTCGCCTGCAATCATTCCGGATGCCACCACCGCCACCACGAACTGGTCGCCGACGATGAAATCCACCGTACCATCGGTGATCGTGAAATTGAGTAGTGCGTTGACGTAGGCCACGCCTACCGTGGCAGCGGGCTGTACGCCGGATACAGAGCCGCTGACGCTGAACGTGCCGGCGTTGACGGCGGCCGCAGTGCAGGTGAGGGTCCAGGTCTCCGACGGCGCCGCGACGCCGGGTTCGAGCAGCGTCAGCAGCCCGTTGCCGGTGCCGGTCTGGGCAATGGTGCCGGGCTGGGCGCGGCCGGTGACGAAGCGGCGCACGATGCGCAGCAGATCGCGGTAACTGGTGGCGGTGCCGGTTTTATAGGCCATCAGGAAATCACCTGTTTGATCGAGCCGGGATTGCGCTCGATGATGTTGAGGATGGCGCGCTCGCCCGCGCTGGTAGCGAGGAATCCGGACACCAGCGACGGGTCGATCACGTTGACGATTTTGGTCGAATTGTTGTTATTGATGGTAGGTGACGGGCTGGCCGCGCTGGGCAGGTTGACCATGCCGCCCTCGGCGTAGGAGAAGCGCGGCCCATGCGGGATCATGCCGCCCTTGGCGAGGCGGTGCAGGTTATCCAGCGCGCCGACGCCGAGGCGCTGCACGCTGGCCTTGCTGAACACGTATTCGCCGCCGTGCACGATGCCCTTGGGCTGATAGGTACCGCCGTCGCCGGTATAGCCGCCGGTGGCATAGCTGGCCGCGGCACTTGTCCCGCCGGAGAAATAGCTGGCCGCGGCATTGAAAATGCTGCCCCAGATGCCGCTACCGCTGCCGCTGCCCGATCCGCTTGAAAAAATACTCGAAAACAGCGAGCCGATGCCGTTGAACAAATCGCCGAATCCGCCTTTCAATCCGCTGAAAAACTCGCTGAAAAAGCTGCCGGTGCTGGTTTTGAATTCGTCGAATATGCCGCCGACCTTGGTGCCGATGGCATCGAATACGCTGCTGACCGGGCCTTTGGCATCGCCGGTTTTGAGCAGGCCGGCGGCACCGCTCGCCGCGCTGACATCCTGGACATACATCGGCGTCAGCGCGGTCTCGCCGCGCTTGGCGCCGCCCAGGCCGAGCAGACCGCCCAGGCCGACGACCGAATCCTTGGGAAACGCGGACAGGATGGTATCGGTAATATTGGCCGCCAGCACGTTGCTGAGCGAGGTTTTGATGATGTTGACCAGGCCCAGCACCGCACCGCGCGCGCCGTCTCCGTTAAAACCGTTCTGCAGCACCTCGGCGATGCTGCGCTGCAGGTTTTCGGTCAGCGCGCTGTAAATATCCTCGGCCTGTTTTTTCGCATCGTCCAATGATTTTTTACGGGCATCTGCGGCAGATTTCGAATCCAGCGCGCTGTTCAGCGCAATGCCCAGCTTGGTGTATTGATCGGCGGTGAGTTTGACCTTGAGGTTTTCCAGCTCCAGCAGCGCCACGGCACGGGCGCGCTCATCGTCGGTCAGGCCCAGCGCGAACGCCTCCTGGTTGAGTGCGTCGACCATGTCCTGCGCCGATTTCACCGCCTCGGCATTGGCCAGCACGCGCGCCCGCAGCGATGCAGCCTGCTGGTCGGCCAGGTCGCGCTCGGTCAGCGCGATATCGGTATTAATTTTGGCGATCTGCGTGGCGGCGGCGATCCTGTCGGCCAGCGCCGCCTTGGGGTCGGTCTGGATGGCGACCTGCACGGCGCGCTGCTTTACCAGCAAGGCGATTTCGTTATCCGCCTGCCGCTGCTGCAGCGCAGCCAGCGCGGCGTAATACTGGTCGGCGCTGATCAGCTTATCATCGTAGGCATGCTGGTTGGCATCGATGGAGCGCTTGATCTCATCCTGCTCCAGCCGGGCTGCCTGGATCGCCGCCTCGCGCTGGTAATCCAGCTGCGCCTTGGCAGCGGCCTTGGCGGCGCGGGCGGCATCGGCAGCGGCTTTTTTGTCGGGTTTGGCGGGCGGGGTTGCTGCTGGCTGTCGCAGCGGTCCGGGTGCGCGCGGGGTGAAACTCAGCGTATCAGCGCTGAGTTTTCCCGCGCTGTCAATCAATGACTGCTCAGCAAGAGCTTTGTTGGCAGCAAGTTGTTTAGTAAATGCGCCGAAATCACGGGTTTTCAGCAAATCGAAAAACGCCGATGTATTCGCTGCGGCGCGTCCGACTGCAATGCCCATTGCACCGGCAAAAAATACCACCGGCTTGAAAAAATTATCGATCAAAAATTGGCCTACAACTACCAATCCCTTCATTACTGGCACCAAGGTCTGGCCGATCGATGCGCTGAGTTTTTTCGTGCTCGAATCCAGCCTACCCTGTTCACCCTGCAATGTTTTTGCTGCCTCGGCCGCATTGCCGGCCTGGGCAGCCGTTTCGCGCATGATGCCGCTGACTTCGGCCTGGATTTTTTCCTGCGTGGTTAGGTTGGCAACCGATTTACCGATCGAGTCGGCATATTCCTTCCAGATCACCGAGACGTTTTTAGTCACGCCGGCATTGTCCACCAGTATGGAGTTCTCGTTTTTCAGGCCTTCGGTGGCAGTCAGCACCGCCTCGGACATCGACAGGCTGGCCTGGCGGTTGAACGCGGCAGAATCCTTGAGGTGGTTCAGCGTCGATTCAGCCTGGCTGACATCGTAGCCGCGCGACAACAGGTTTTGCAGTGCCTTGGAGGCATCCGATACCGTAACCAGGCCATCGGCTGTTACCCGGCTGACGACTTTCTGCGCCTCGGCAATGCCCAGGCCGGTGCTGTTGGCGACCGCCTCGAGGCCGCGATAGGCGGCTTCGGCGCGGCTGAATTCCTGCGTGGTATTACGCACGAAAGTGATCACCGCACCCACCGCAAACGCGGCGGCGAGGCGGCTTTGCAGCGCCGTGACGGCCTCGCTGGTGCGGCTGATACCGGTACGCATCTCGGCGGTCGGATCGGGCAGCTTGATACGTGCGGTATTGAGCAGACCGGCTTGCGTGGCGGCGATATCCTTACCCGCGCTGCCCATCTTCTGGCGCAGCTCACCGGTTTGCCGGTCTACCGCCTGGCGGGTTTCCTCGATCGCCTTTTTGGCGCTACTGGCGTCGCCGGTAATCTTGATGCCGAAGATGATGTTACCGCTCATTTTTTTTACTCATCTGCTCGGTTGCCGCGAGAAACAATCTCCACGGATAATCCAGTGCCTGGGCATGGCCGCCGCCGATCACGGCGCAGATCCACTCGTCCAGTTTTTTCAGGGTCAGCTGGCCGCCGGAAAGATCCGCGCCAGCATGGTAAAAAAATCCGGGTTCAGCTCCCGGGCGGCGGCCTCGATGCGGCGTATCTCCGACGGCCGCAGTTGTTCCGCCTTGTCCGCGGTCAGGTCGGACATCCAGTACAGATCCGGGATGCGCAGGCCGTCCATCAGCATGTGCGACAGCGCATCGACCTCGCCTTCGGTCTCGACGGCATGCTGCCAGGCGCGCACCTCACCCACTGTCATTTCGTGCACGGTGATGATCAGTCCATCCAGTTCGACGCGTTTGTTCATGGCTACTTTCTATTTTCTATGGGTTGCAACAGGCGCGCGGCGCGCGCCAGCTCGGCGTTATAGGCATTCAGGCAATGGTCTGTCTGCAAGGCATCCAGCACGCGTACCAGCCGGTGCCAGCGCGGGTCGGCGCGGTTATACCAGGCGCGCGCGGAGATGGTCTGGAACGGGCTGCCGCGCGACAGCGCATTCCACAGCAGGTCGATGGCGAGCAGGATATTGGCGCTGCGCGGGCCGGCATGGCGCGACACCAGCAGCAGCGCGGGCACCACGACCAGGCTGGGCAATAGGCACAGCGCGACCATGATCCAGATCACGGCGTTATCGAGGGTGCGGTTCATATTTTTTCCATTTTTATTTGTCCACGAAAAGCACGAAAATCACGAAATAAAAACTGCTTTTTCCTTGTTCGTGCTTTTCGTGTCTTTCGTGGACAGATGTTTCGGGTTTGCGCATCAGCGTTTCACCCGCACCGGCAGCAATGCCTCGATGCTCCATTTATCCAGCCCGCTGACGCCATTGGCCTCGAAAAAATAATTGGTCATATCGACCCCGGCACGGATGCGCTGGTACACCACCGCGCCGACGATCTGCGCGGCGCCGTCCAGCACCGCGGCGGGGCTGGCATCGACCCCGGCCACGACGGTGATGGCGATGGTGGCGCTATCGATGCTGGTGGTCAGGCGCGAGAAATCGAACTCCAGCGCGAACGCTTCGGACGGATGTTTGGGGCGGAATTCGGTCATGCGATGGCCCTGTAGCTGCGTGCCGGCGCCACCGCCTGGTAGTTGCGCGATGCGGCGACGGCGATGTAATCGGGATGGGGTTTAATCAGGCCGTTACCGGCCAGCAGCCCGGCGGCCTGGGCGCTGGCCAGCGCGGCGCCGTCCAGGTTGACGCGCAGCGTGAGCGTGGCGGATGCGCTGCTGGCGGCAGCGGCGCTACCGGCCAGCGACGTGGCGCCGGTCACATCCAGCCCCGCGGCGGCCAGCGCCGCGACCAGCGCCGCGCCATCCAGATGCACGCCGATATCCAGCCCGCCCGTTGCCATGCTGAGTGCCGCGGCGGATGAATTGACCGGCACGATCTGCGTCACATTGCCGGTGGCCGTGGCCAGCGTGATAGCGGCTCCCGTCATCGGCACGCCGTGGTCCAGCGCGGCACTGGCGATGCTGACCGCCCCCGCATCGCCGGACAGGCTGGAGGCATTGATCACCGTCAGGCCCGCCGCGGCCAGCGCAGCGGCCAGCGCCGATCCCGCCAGGCTGAGATTGAGCGACACATCGGCCGTCGCGGTGGCATTGGCGGCAGCAGATCCGGACAGCGGGTCGGCTTGACTCAGATCTGCGCCGGCAATCGCATTCGCCGCGGCGGATCCAGCCACCGGCGTCGCCTGCGTGATCCCCGCGCTGGCCAGCGCCTGCGCGATGGCCGCCACCGACAGCGGCACGGAGAGCGACAGCCCGCCCTGGGCATTGGCCGTCGCCGTGGCGGTACCGGCGAGCAGCGCACCTGCGGAGACCGCCAGATCGGCTGCTGCTGTTGCACTGCCAAATGCATCGCCCGCCACCGGCTTGGCCATGCTGAGCGCGCCGGTCGCCGTGGCCACGCTGATACCGGCGGCGGTGAGGGGGACGGATTGGGAGAGTGACGCGCTGGCGGCGGCAGTGGCGGCGGCGGCGCCGGCGAGGTCGATGATGCCGGCGGTGTTGGCTACCAGATACAGGTCGCGCTGTTTGGGGCGCAGGAGCTGGTAGGGATTTTTAGCTAGCTGTGATATTTCAATTGCCGAGAGCGCCCTGGGCCAAAGAGCTACCAAATAAATCGGGTCGTTAAAAAACGAATTGGAGTCCCCTGCGTCTGCGCCTATTCTCGAATCCACAGGATTGGTATAGGCATTGCTGATGGATGTAGTGATTGCAGCGACCTGTACGCCATCAACAAAGAGCCGATGATCGGTGGAAGAGTAGCGCACGCCATGAATAACGTGGCGTTTTCCATCGTTAATAGCTGGCCCGGTTTCGATATTGAATATCGCTCCCGCGTCATTTCGAACAGTGAATCCAGCCTGATACGTTGCTGCACTAATACCAAAACCTAATTTTAAAATATCCGAGCCAGTGGCGGCTCTCTCACAATAAATCGAGCTACCGCTCCCACCGGGTACTTTGGTAGTAGATATAACCGCCATTACCGACCAAACAGGCTGGCCGCTGAGGATTTTAGTCGGACTAGCCTTGTAATAGGCTATCTGCGACGTGCCGTGAAACGCTCTACCGCCTACGCCGATTAGCGGTGTAATCCCGCCGATAGCAGCAGCATCGTTGATCTGGGCGAAAACTTTGGATATGCCAACCGTAAGCGGATTCTCAGTATTTATCTCAACCGGGAAATCCGGGTTGAAATTCGCCAGTATCTGCGGGGCCGGAATAAAAAGCTGCGCCACGGCTATTACCTAGCCGCTATTTCAGTGATCGGCTGGACTCCAACTGCGGTACACACCATTGGCGACATGAGCAATTGCCCCTGTCCGTTGGCCGGGATCGTGGTGCCATTGTCCTGCGACCACTGCATATAAACATTGATGTTACCGGCAGGCGTGGCTGTGCTGATGTTGGCCTGTAAGGTGCCATCAAACTGCATTCCCTGGGTGGTTCCTACGCCACCGCCGCCGAGGTTGGAGGTGTCAATCCACGCGCTTGCCACGTATGCGCCAGATGCCAGGCTATTGCCTGATGTGGTGGCCAGTGGCGTGACAATTGCCGTGTCAGAAATCACGCCAGTCGCGGTCAAAATCTGCTTGAATCGCCCGATCAGAGTGAGTGTGTCGGTCGCGCCGAAGGCCACTCCAGTGGAATTTTGTGCTACGAATCGTACGTATAGAGGTAGCATGATTAACGCCCCATCGCGTGTTGTACGTCAATCGGCTGCACCGATGCACCGGAACCCCACAACACTTCTGCGCGGCTCCCGATCCGGGATGTCGCTGCGGTGATAGATGCAGTGGGCAAGTACGTCGGGAAATCCATAGACAGCGCAGAAAGCAGCCCAAGTACAGTTGCGTCCAGCGTCACTACAGTCACCCCGATAATCAGATTGAGCATCGGCGTCCACTTGGCTTGCAGCGCAGTAGTAGCGCCGCTCAGCGCCATTACAACCGGCGCAATCAGCAGCGCAAACGTGTCGTGCGAGATGGACGGCAGGCTGATCGTTGCCGCACCTGGGCCTGTCAGCGCATTGATCAGCGCCGCACATTCGTTGTCATTGCCAGCTGTGACGTACGGCGCATAGCCGAGCGCCATCGGATCGGTGGTCAGCTCGGTATTGAGTTGGGCATCGCTGAGCATGATCTTAGTTATCGATCTGGAACGTGGCCGCACCGGCCGCGAACGACACCGCATCGCCGGTATTGATGGTTTTGCTGATGGTCAGCGCGGCGTAGATCCAGAGGTTCCCGGCCGTCGCCGCGTCGGTGATGCCCCAGCACACCACGGTGCCCCAGCCTGCGGTCGGCGTCGGGAACGTGATCACGGCGTTGTTGCTGGTGGTGCCGCCGGTACCGCTCGATGCCACGGTGCTGCCGGCGGCCTGCGTGCCGGCCCAGGCGGCGAGCCCGGCGGTGACCGCCACGCGCGCATAGCTGCCGCCGGTGACTTCGGTACCGGCCGTGCTGTCGGTCGGGCAGACGGTATAGAGCGCCACATACCAGGTGACGGGGGTACCGATGGCCTGGGCGCGCAGCGTGGCGTCGACGATCTTGTTTTCGGCGAAATCGGTCAGCGCGGCGGCGGATGCCCAGCTCGGGAACGCCAGCGCAAAGGCCAGCAGTGCGGCGGTAAAGATGCGGTTGAGTTGTTTCATGTCCAGAGTCCTTAGTGGTTAGGTTGAGTACTTAAGCCGCCTGGCCGTCGATGTAGATCGCCTGGTAGCCGGTGCGCTTGAGGATCTCGATCTCGAACTGCAGGCTGGCGTAGGCCGGGTTCTCGCCGCCGCCTTTGAGCTTGAAGCTGCCGGTGGGCTTGAGGCTGACGCGCGGCATGTAGATGTCGCGGTTGGCGCCGGTCAGGTTGTTGGCCAGGAAACGCAGCCCGCCGTTGATGCTGGCCGAGACGCCGGTGGCGATCTGGCTGCGCGTGGCGATGGCCTTGGTATAGCTCACCAGGATGGTGTCATTGGCGAGGATGGTGCCACCCACCACCGGCAGGATGCGGCCGCGTACCAGGTCGAGCAGGTAATCGGTATTCAGCGCCTTGACCGTTGCGCCGACCTTGACGCTGACCGCGCTGATATTGCGCACGCCGGTCGGGTTGGCCAGCGACGCGCCGATCTGGTAATGCAGGCCGGGAGTGACCGGGCCGCTCGATTCGTCGACTATGCTGCCGGCCGCCTGTGCCAGCGTGCTGATGCCGCCCGCGAAAAACAGCGCGATGTTGTCGTTGCTCATGTCGTCGACGGTGAGCGTCAATTTGCGGTCGATCTTGTAGGGCAGGCTGAAATCTTTTTCCACCACGTTGGTGTCGCTGTCGTAGTGGTCAAGCACGGTGCTTTGCACGCTGATCTCGCCGCCCGGCGTATTGCCGAAATAACGCTCGCCGGTCAGCACGCCGGAAGTGTTTTCCTTGTCGAAATACACCTCGCCGGAAAAGACGGAATAGGATTTGGTGAACGTGTTCAGCGGCATGTCATGCTCCTTCGGTGATCAAATAGGTTTCAAAACGCAGCGGGTAATAGCCGAACGATGCGGAGAAGCCCGGTTTGGGTGCGCTGGCGCGGCGCAGCGCGGTAAATTCGGCGGATGGCCGCCAGCCCAGCATCAGCGCGATCAGCTCGGCGAGCAGCGGCCCGGCGGCATCCTGCACGCCGGCGCCGGTGGCCTGGCCGCGCCGGTTGCGCACCGCCAGCACCAGCAGCCAGTGCTGCTGCACCAGCTGCGATTCGTTCTGCCCGGCGATGCCGGCCGGGGTATCGCCGTCGTAAATCACGAACAGCGCCAAATCTTTAGCCGTCTTGGCATCCAGATCGGCGATGTCGGTGATGGCTTTCACATCCAGCTGCGGCAGATTGGCGCGCACATGCGCCTCGATCAGCGCGCCGGCGGCGAGGTAGTCGGCGATCACAGTTCAATCCCGCCGAAAATACTGGGGTTGGCGACGTACTGCACCGCGCCCGGCGCCTGCTGGCCGACCGAATCCGGGCCGAGGCTGGCAACACCGTTGGCGACGTTGGTCAAAAATTTGATGGCCGATTTGTAGCGGTCGGCGATTTCCTGCGGGGCGGCATCCTTGTACAGCAGGTAGCGCGCCATCTCGCGGTTGAAGCGCTTGAGCACCGACGGCGCCGGGCTCATCGGCAGGGTGTAGCGCCCCACCAGGTAGCTATCGATCTCGGCGGCGGCATCGTCCAGCGCGGTGGCGAGCACGGCCGCATCCACCGCGCCGAGCGGCGGATCGGCACGGTCGGTCAGCTGGATGATCTCCAGCGAGCCGAACGCATCGACCATTTCCGCCTGAGTCGTATAGGCCATGATTACTCGGCAGCGTCGGTGTCAGGGTGATGAATCACGCCCTGCTCGCGCAGTTTGGCGATCATCTCCTCATCGTCCAGCTCGACCGTGTCGCCGACGGCGTAGAGCACGCCGTCATGGTTGAGCGGGGACAGCACCTGGTGGCCGGTCGGCGCAGCGGCATCGGGTTTGGTTTTCTTGGCAGCCATGTTGTTCTCCTGTTTGTTTATCCACGAAAAACACGAACGGCACGAACAATGCAAAAACGATTTTCTTTCGTGATTTTCGTGTTTTTCGTGGACAGATTGTTTATTAAGCGACAGCGGCAGAGATCAGGTAACCGGCAGACGCACCGGCGATCACCGGGCTGACTTCGTCGGTGACCGGGTAGATCCACGATTTGGCATTGCGGTCCTGGTACGCCTGTTCGACGATCGGGTAACCGCGCAGCCGGTAGGTGTAGCCGAACGTCGGCAGGCCCATGTCGTTGATGCCGCCGATGTCGGTGTAGGCGATGACTACCGACTTGCCCCACACGTCGGCCATCGCGCCGGCGTCGTTTTCATAAATCGCATCGCCGACCACCACGCGCGCCACGCCGAACATCTGGGCCAGCAGCTCGGGGGTGGCGGTATCGCGGCCGGTGTACTTGATGCGGTCGATCACCTTGGGGTGGTTGCGCAGCTTGGCGAATACCGATGCGCCCATCACCACGGTGTTGGGGCGTTTGCCGATCAGCGCGCGCACCGCGTCCTTGGCGGTTTCCATGTCGGCGGCCGGGTCGGACACGCCGGTGGCGAAATCGCTCCACTGCGCGGTACCGGCCAGCGTGATCTTGTTGGCGGCGGCATAGTTGGCGGCGGTGGTGGCCAGATCGGCCTGGGATTTTTCCAGGCGCAGCGCGATGATGTTCTGTACTTTATTGACCGCGCCGATGCCCAGGTTGATGCCCGGCACCGCGGCGGCCTCCTCCATCAGCTCATACGGCACCATGCCCTCGAGCGAGTGCGACTCCAGCGCATAGCTGCCCGAGTCGTGGCCGAACTGCACGCGCTTGGTGTTGGCGCCCGGCACGCGGCCAGTGGCGTAGAGGCGGAAATCTTCCTTGCGGAACGACAGGATCTTGCCGCCGCGCTGGCCGACGGCCACCGACGGAAACAGGTTCATGCCGACCATCTCGGAATTTTTGTAGCCCTGGGCGGCGGTGGTCAGGATCGGGTCGATCACGCGGGCCTGGGCGGGGGTCATTTGGGGCATTTTGAATCTCCTTAATTAAGCGGGGTGAATCAGGCGTTGGGCAGCAGCAGCACTTCGACCAGCTGGCCGACGGCGGTGGCGGCCTGCAGCGCAATGGCAACTTTTGCACCGGCGGTCACCCAGGTGATCGCCTTGCCGGCGGCATCGGATTTGAGCGTGGCACCCAGCGCAAACGCGGCGCCAGCAGTGACGACAGCGGTGCCGATCGCGTCCACCGGTACCTTGTCAGCGGCGACGCCTGCGGTGCGCGCCACGCCGAGGGTCGCGGCATCGGCACCGGCCGTAGCACCGGCTGGCGTGACGAAGGTATTCGCCGCGACAGTGCCGGTCAGGGTGACAGGCAGGGTTAACAGGGCAATGGCTTGTGCGCTCATTTTGCAGCTCCTTTGGTAACCGCCTGCACGGCGGTGAGGTAATCGGTTTTGTTGGCGGCGGCGTAGGCCAGCGTCTGGCGGTGGATCTCCATCTGGCCGGGATCGGTGCCGTAGCCGTCCGGCGCGGCGAATGCGGCGGTATCGGCGTCATCGCCTGCAGCGCTGTGCTCGGCAAACGACACCTGCTCCGGCAGGCGCACCAGGAAACTCCGGAACCAGTCGATTGCAGGCAGCGATTTGGCGTCGCCGCCCTCGCCGAACGCGATCACGCCGGTGTCGTCGGGGCCGTCCATGTACGCCACCACCGCCAGGCGGTCGGCGGGCAGCAGGCGGCCGCGTGTGATCAGCCCATCGACAAATGAAACATTCTCGGCATGGCGGGTTTCGGCACGCAGGCGCGCCATCTCGGCGGTCGCCTCGGAAAATTCAGCTTCCCTGGCGCGCAGGGCGGCGTTGTCCGCCTCCAGTTGCGCCAGGCGCTGGCGGTCAGCGTCGGTCATCGGTGTATCTCCTGTGGTGGATTCGCCTTGCGGCGCGGAAAAAGCGGGTTGCGGTGTATCGGCGGGATCGTCGGGTTGTGCGGCGGCGGCCGTCAGGCTATCGACCTGGTAGCCGGGGATCACCTGGTCCGCGGTGGCCAGGTCGAATTTTTCGATCATCCAGTCGCGCAGGCTGCGGAACAGGCTGGCGACCGGATAAGCGGGCGCATCGGCGAACTCGACGGTGACCAGGTCGGCATCGTCATCGGCGAACTCGACTTGCTTGAGGCCGCGAATGGCCGGGGCGGCCGCGCCGAGAAAACCGATGTGCTTGAGGTAATAGGCGCCCGGTACCGGATTGCGCGGATGCGCCGGCGGGAAAAACGACCCCGACACGTGGCGGTAGCGTTTGGCGCGCACCAGGTCGGCGAACTGCGCCTCGACATCCACCGGCTGCGCGTGCAGGCCGTCGGCGTCGGATGCGACCTTGTCCACCCAGCCGTAAGCGGGCGCATCCAGCTGCGGATGCCCGACCACGATCGGCGCGCGGTACACGGCCGGATCGTAGGCCACGGCGGCGGCATCCAGATCGGCCTGGCTGAATTCGATGGCGCGCCCGGCCATGTCGGTGTGACGCCCGGCGCGGAAAAAATGAATCGGTTTGAGTTGTGTATTAGCCATGACCCGATGATGGGGCCATGCGCGCGGCAGGTATTTTAGCCGCGGCTAAAACCGGATGCGGGGGAAAGGATGGGGGGCTGCGGGTAGGGCGCAATCGTTATTGCGCCGCATGAACATCCGGCGCAATGCCCGTTGGTTATTGCGCCCTACGCACGATCTTGCAAAATGCTACCACACCTGCGCCCGCGAATGGCGCGCAGAATGTTTCCTACGACGCAGGGAGCGATTTATTTCGCGCGGGTGAGGGTCAGTGTGGGCGGGGCGGAAATAATCGCCTGTGGCGCGTTATTTTGGTCAGCGGTTATAGCGCCACCAGATCAGCGCGAACAATACCAGCAAGAGCCCCGCACCCAACATGGGCAGATCACTGATGCCGCCGATGATCAGGCTCAGCAGAATGGCACCAATAACCTGGAATACGGCAATGGATTCGCGCGTTTTCTCCTGGCGGATGCCACGTGCCATTGCATCGGATATTTTTTTATCCTGATCGTCGTTTTGCATTTTCTCCCCTTTCCGGTTTATTCCGGTTTCCCCACTGACAGCACGGTGCCGTCCGGGCTGATCACCGCCTCGGCATGATCGAAGATCAACGCGCCGAATGCATTTTTGCCGCGAAACTTGACGCCCATCAGCAGGTAGCTGCCATGATCTTCATAATCCACAGCGACGCGCTGGAAACTGTCCGGGTCGAGCATGCTGGATTGGATCTGCGCCTGCACCTGGTAATAGGCGTTATCGAGCACGTGCTGGACCTGGGCAGCACGCGCCTGCGCCGGGGTGAGCGGCGGCGGTGGTGGCTCAGGAAACAGCGCCAGCTTGATCCATCCTACCAGCACAGCACCCAATAAGACCCCAAATATGATTTTCATCTGTATTTTATTTGGCATTTTCTACTCCCCTTAAAAATCATTCTCCCGGATTCCGCACCCGCTCGCTCAGCGCATCCGCCAGCACGTGCACCAGGCTCAGCGTGAACAACGGATTGCGGTGTGACTCGCCCGCGGTATCCATGATGAACTTGCGCTGTTTGAGCTGCGCCACATACGCGAATCCGTAGACATCGCCCTTGCGGGCTTTGCTCAGCAGGAATTCCAGCGCCTCGACGACATCCGCAGAGGTATGGCTGGGCGCCAGCGTGAACGGTTTTCTCATGCCGCATCGTCCTTGCGTTTTTTACCGGGCGCGGGCTTCATCTCATCACCGAATTCCACCGGGCCGGTGCGTGGGCCGGTGTATTCGTCACTGAACTCCACCACGGATTTGCGCGTGCGCAGCGCGGGCTTGGCCTCGGCGGCCTGCTGGTAGGCCAGCGCGGCGCTTGTCGCCTTAAGTGCCGCCTGCCCTTCCGGTGGCGCATGCCGGAAATTCTCCAGCAGCGCCTCTTCCTCCGGCGTGACGTATTCCACGATGTAGCCTGCGCGCGTTTCTTCAACGGCCAGCGCACCGGCACGCAAGCCAGTGAGGATGTATTGCACGTCGGCACCAGCTGCGGCGATTGCTGACAAATATGCCGCATCCGGCATTCGTTCACCCTTCTCGTAATTGATTTGGCTCATCTTGGTTACACCTGCAATTTCTCCTATAGCAGGCTGACTTAAAGCCAATCGCTGACGCTCTTCCTTCAATCGCTCACCAATAGTCAAAATATTTTTACCATATCTCTTGACAAGTAAACGAACGTTTACCATACTTAAATCCAACGTTCATTCGCGTATCACCTTAGGACAAATGAAATCTACCTCTTGCCACCCTCGATCAAACCCAAAAACCAGTCTGGCTTTGCCGCGCTATCAGGCGATGGCGGCTTATCGGATGGCTCAACTCCAAGCCGAGCGTACTTCGCGATCAGTTGTGCGCCGCGCGTGTCGTGCTGTTCAGAAGGCAATTCATCGAGTGCTGAGCGCATCTGGCTTGCAAGCTCATCAAGGGGGATCGCGCCGGTGAACAGCAATAGCGCTATCAGCCTGTCCATGAGCTTTTCCAATGGGTCGGACACCTCCTGGCGAACCATGTCCGCCATCAGGTCGATCAGGATTTCACGTTCTTCTTGTTCCACTTTCAATCCCTCCTAACCATGAAAAAGGAGCCCCTCATGAATTCCGAAGCCGCCAAACAGCGCATCCGTGCGCAAGGCATCACCATCACCGAATGGGCATGCCGCGAAGGCTATCCGCGCGTGGATGTGTATCGCGTGCTCAATGGGCAGTACAAAGGCCATTACGGTAAAGCCCATGAAATCGCCGTCAAGCTCGGCCTCAAAGCCAACCCCGATGATGCCCTGCGCAACGCCGCCTGACCCCCACCGGAGACTCATCATGCTCACCATCCTCACTCACCCGCATGCCATCACCGCCGTGGTGCTGGCCTCATTTAACCAGCCCGACCGCGCCTACATCAACCGCGAGCTGGCCCGCTCCGGCTGCCCGCGCAGCCTGTACACCACCGCCTGCATCCTGCAGGCCGCGATGAAATTCGAGCAGGCCAATGTAGCGCCGGTGCAGCTGGTGGCTCAGCAATGATTTCATTTTACCTGACGAAAATTGTTTGCATAGACGCAAACACCGGGTTTGTTTGCGCCACCCTCCAAACCGGGGCATGCAAATGACCCGGCGCAATTGGAAGCGCTGCCAGCCCACCTCGCTGCGGCACGCCATCGAGCTGTGCAAAGACCACGCCAAGGAAGTGCGCAACCTGTCGGTGGAGCGCATCGCCGAGCTGATGGGCGAGGAATCGCACTGGACCGTGTACGGCTGGCTGCGCGACGGCGCCATGCCGCTGCGCAAGGTGGCCGCCTATGAAAACGTATGCCGCTGCGACTACATCACGCGCTGGATGGCGCACAGCGCCGGCAAGATGCTGATCGACATCCCCAACGGGCGCCTGACCGATGCCACCGACGTGCACGCCCTGCAAGGGCTGCTCAACGGCGCGGTGGGTGCGCTGATCGCATTCGCCCAGGGGCAGAGCGAGGCCAACCAGGTAATGGGCGAGGTCACCCACGCGATGGAGGGCCTGGCCTGGCATCGCGCCAACGTCGCCAAGGCGCAACAACCCGAACTGGAGCTGAATCATGAGTGAACCCAAATACAGCGTGGGCGCTGCCGTAAAAGTGCTCAAGGTGATGGACTGCCTGTTCGGCCATGAGGCCGATGGGCTGGCCAACAAGGATATCGCCGAGCGCGCCAGGATTTCACCCAGCGACGTGACGCGCTACATGAGCACACTGGAGGAATTCGGCTACGCCGAGCGCATCCCGGTGACCGGACGCTGGCGCATCAGCCCGCGCCTGGGGCAAAAGGCCATGCAAGTGCTCGCCAATATGGACAGTACGCATCGCCGCATCGATGAGACCAAAAACCGTTTGACCCGCGAACCCAACTAAAAAGGACGAGACATGACCTCCGGACGTAAACCCCTGCCCCCCGCCAAAGACGAAGTCGTGATCTTCAATGAAGAAGCATTGGCCGAGAATGCTGCAGAACAGAGTGTGCTTGACCAACTTGTGCCACGTATGAGCGAAGAGCGCGACCTGATGAATCAGATGCTTGGTCAGGTGCAGATGGCGCGCTCAATCAGCAAATTTGCCGACGTCGTCAGTTTGACGAAGCTGGCTCATATCAAGGAAACCAAGATGTACCGTGCCTTAGCGGGGAAAAAGGCCATTGACCAGGACGGTAACGAAATTGCCGACATCGGCACTTGGGATGGATTTTGCCGGGCCATTGGATCGACAAGATCAACGGTTGACGAGGATTTAACCAATCTACGTATATTTGGCGAAGATGCTCTCAAGCAGCTCAATCAGGTCGGCGCTGGTTACAGAGAGCTACGCCAGCTGCGCAAGCTGCCCGACGATGAACGTACCGCGCTGGTCGAAGCCTCCAAGGACGGCGACAAGGAAGCGGTGATGGAGCTGATCGAGGATCTGGTCACCCGCCACAACCGCGAAAAAGAACTCCTGCAGGACCAGCTCAAATCCAAGGAGGAGGAAATCAACGCCAAGGTGCGGCGCGAGAAAGACCTGAACGACCAGAACCATGCGTTGCTCAAGAAGGTGATCCGCATCGAAGAGGCCACGCCGGATGAGGACTACGCCATGCTGGCAGGCGAACTGGCGCAGATGGTTTATAAAATACAGACCAGCCTGACCGGGCTGCGCGGGGGATTCAACAAACTCATCATCCGTGGGGATGAGGTCGGCATCGCGCATTATGACACCTTGGTCGGGCACGTGACGCAGCTGCACCGCGAGCTGAACGCGCTGCGCAGCCAATATAGCCTGCCCATCGAACCCGATAAAACCGACTCCGAACGCGCCTTCGAGTATGCCGAGGCCGTCATCGCTGGCAATGCGCCCGTCATTAACTAAGGGGACGGCGATGCCACCCAGCCCACAACAGACCCAGCTCGCCGTGGCCTATGCCCAGCGCCTGCTCGATGCGCCGACCAAGGGGCGCGGCGCGATCATCGACGAGGCCAGCCAGGCGCTGGGCGTATCGCGCCCGACCTGCTACCGCTGGCTCAAGGATTTTGTGCTGAATGGTCGCAAGCGTCGTGCCGATGCGGGCAGCCTGGCGCTGCCCGAGGGCGAGGCACAAGTGATCTCGACCTATCTGGCCGAAGGCTACCGCAAGAACGCCAAGAAGCTGGTGAGCGTGGACCGCGCGCTGTCCGATCTGCGCGTCAATGGCCTGATCCGCGCCGATGCGGTGGACGAGCAAACCGGCGAAGTGCGGGCGCTGTGCGCCTCGACCGTGCACCGCGCGTTGCGCAGCTACGGCCTGCACCCCGAACAGATCCGCCGCGCCACGCCGCACGTGAGCCTGATGACCGAGCACCCCAACGAGCTGTGGCAGGTGGATGCCTCGGTGTGCGTGGTATTTTACCTGCCGCAGGGCGGCGCGATGATCGAGGAAATCGACCAGGCGGTGCATTACAAGAACAAGCCGGAGAACATCAAGGGCATCGAGCAGTGCCGGGTGATCCGCTATGTCGGCACCGACCACTGTTCGGGCACGGTGCGCTGGCGCTATTACCCGCACTCCGAAACCGGCGAGCACACGGTGCGCTTTGTGGCCTGGATGATGGGGCGCGAGCGCCCGGCCAGCGACCCGTTCCACGGCCGCCCCAAGCATTTGATGGTGGACCCCGGCGCGACCAGCGCCGGGCTGGTAAAGCGCTTTTGCCAGCGCATGGGCATCAGCCTGATCGTCAACAAGGCGCACAATCCGCGCGCCAAGGGCCAGGTGGAGTGCGCCAACAACCTGGTGGAGTGCGAGTTCGAGGGCGGCCTCAAAAACCGCCGCGCCGATATCCGCAGCATCGACCAGCTCAATACCTTGGCCGAGCAGTACCAGATCTGGTGGAACGCTACCGCCATCCATACCCGCCACCACGAAACCCGCTTCGGCAACTGGACCCGTATCAGCGCCGCGCAGCTGATCAAGACGCCGGCCGAGGTGATCCTGCTGGAGCTGGCCACCAATGAGCCGGTGGAGCGCAAGGTGCAGGGTGATATGACGGTCGAATTCAAAGGCCAGCGCTGGGAAGTCACCAGCGTGCCCGGTGTGATGGTGGGCGAAAAGCTCAGGGTGCACTGGCATCCGTTTATCGACAACACCGCGATGGCGGTGATCGAAGATGCCGAAGGCGAGCAGCATGTCGCGCTGACGCAGGTCACCACCAATGCCAACGGCTTCCCCAGCAACGCACGGCGCATCGGCGAATACCGCGCGCGTCCCGATACCCGGCTGGAGACCAACCGCAAGATGTTGGCGCGTATCGCCACCGGTGAAGCCGTGCTCGACACCGCAGAAAAGCTGCGCAATCGCAAGGATTACATCCCCATGCAGGGCCGCGTCAACCCCTACAAACAGGCCGAAGAAGCCGACCTGCTGGATTACCTGCCCAAGCGCAGCACCGAGCTGGCTATCAACCGGCCAGTGTTTGTGGCGCCCCTGCTCACCCACACCCAAGCCGCCCTGCGCCTGGTGCGCAGCGGCGTGGCGATGTCGCCGGAGCGCAACGCGCTGCTGCGCCAGTGGTATGCCGACGGCATCCCCGAGGACGAGCTGAACATGATTGCGCTGCGGCTGAACGAACAGGATGGCGATGGGCGGATGGCCCGCGCCGTGTAAATAAAACGGGCCGGTGTACGAGACCGGCCCTGTTTGCAACACCCCCGCGAGGGGGATTTTTAGCAACCCGATTGGAGATCGATATGCGAAAACTCATTTTATCACACCCCTGCGGAGCTTGTCATGAGCCAGCCCGCATTTAGACATCAGGAGCTGGAATACATGCCGCTCAAACTCAAGTCGATCATGGCGCGCGCCAACCTGAGCCAGCATGATCTGGTCAAGCGTATGCCCGCCGGGCTGCGCGGCCCCACCTGCAGGCCGACGGTGAGCCGCATTCTCAACTGGGACGAATGGCCGGTGAACATCGACCGCGACAGCATCGTCGAGGCGGTGGAAGCGCTGCTGCGCGAGGCGCATGTATCCGAGGCCGACATCGCCCAGGCCTGGCAGCCGGACAGCCCGGAAGTGCGCTACCTGCATCCCAAATTCAAAAGCAAACCACCCTTAGGAGACGACCCGATGATCCACCGCAAGGAAGCACTGACTGAGCAGGCCCGCAAACACTGGCGCTTATTCAAAGACCCGTTCACCGACGATATCAACGCGCCCGAGGATGTGTTCCTGGCCGATGACCAGCGCTATGTGCGCGAGGTGATGTACAGCGCGGCGCGGCACGGGCGCTTTGTCGCCATCGTGGGCGAATCGGGCAGCGGCAAGACCACGCTGCGGCGCGACATGATCGACCGCATCCGGCGCGAGCGCCTGCCGATCCAGGTGATCCAGCCGCGCACCATCGACAAGAACACGCTCACCGCCGGGGCGATCTGCGATGCCATCGTGCTGGACATGCAGCCGCACGCCAAGCTGCGCCGCACCCTGGAAGGCAAGGCGCGCGAGGTCGAACGGCTGCTGACCGAATCGAGCCAGGGCGGCTACAGCCACGTGCTGATGATCGAGGAATCGCACGACCTGTCGGTGTCGACGCTGAAATTCCTCAAGCGGTTCTGGGAGCTGGAAGACGGTTTCAAAAAGTTGCTGGCCATCATCCTGATCGGCCAGCCGGAGATGAAAAACCGCCTCGACGAACGCAACTTCGAAGTGCGCGAAGTGGTGCGCCGCTGCGAGCTGGTCGAGCTGCTGCCGCTGGACGGCAAGCTGGAAGAATACCTGACCCACAAGCTGCAGCGTGCCGGGGTGGATTACGCCAAGGTGTTCGCGCCCGGCGCCGCCGATGCCGCGCTGGCCAAGCTGATCCAGAAAGTCGGCAAGCACGACTACGTGAGCATGGCGTATCCGCTCGAAGTCAATAATTTAACCACGCGCGCGCTGAACGCCGCCGCCGCCATCGGTGCCACCAGCATCGACGCGGACCTGATCAAGGAGCTGTGATGGATAACCCGATACAAACCAATCGACGCCGTACCGAGATGAGCGAACTGCGCCGCCTGCTGGCGCTGGGCCGGGTGCTGGCGATGCTGGCCCAGCAATCCAATGATGAAACGCTGGCCGAACTCGGCGCGGCATGGGATCGCGAGCTGATGCGGTTACATTCCAACCAGCCTATTCAACCCTCCAGGGAGAACTGATATGCCTGCCACCCATCGCATCACCGACGACATCCACGACGGCGCCAACTGCCACGTATACGACAGCCTGCGCATCGCCAACCAGGCGCTGAAACTGCTCGACCACGACGGCTACACCGTCATCGATATGCGGATCGGCACGCGCAACCCGAAAATCTGGATCGCCGAGGCCCAGCGCGCCACGCGCGAAATGGACGGCGTGGTGTGCAAAACCGAGACCGTCGGCCAGCGCCGTTGCGAGGATTATTTCGCGCCGCGTTACGGCTGCGAGATCCACTGGCAACAAAACAGTAGGGCGCAATAACCAACGGGCATTGCGCCGGATATTTCATGCGGCGCAATAACGATTGCGCCCTACCAATTACCCACTATTAGGAGATACCAATGAGCGAACAACACAAATCACTGCGCGACGAGATCCTGTTCGTGCTGGGCCGCGCCAGCGCGCCGCTGAACACCGGCGAGATCTACGAGCGCTGCCAGCTGGCCGAGGAGGTCAAAGCTGTCGCCAATGCCGTGTGGGGATTGCGCACGGCCGGCAAGATCGAGCTGATCGATGCGCCCGGCCGCAAGGCTTACAAACTGGCGGACGGTACCAAGGTACCCGCGCCGGCGGGGCAGGCCGGGCGGCCCAAGGCGGCGGAACCTGTCGTCGGCGGTATCAATATCAATAACCAGTTGCCGGTGACCGAGAGCGATCCAGCGTTCGATCGCGTCGTGCACCAAGCCGAGCAGGCAGTAAAAATCGCCAATGCTATCCAGCATGACGTGGCATTTGTCGCGGCCAAAGCCATCCCGGCGTTCCTGCTCAAGCCCGAGCCGATCAAAGTGCCCCACCCGCCGCGCTTCCTGGTCGACGACGCCGGCGCGCTGGAGATCGAGGACGACGACACCACGCTGCGCATGGAAGCCCGCGACGTCAAGCGCCTGCTCAAGTTCCTGACAGCCGTAAAGGAATTGGCATGAGCAGCATCGCCAGCATCCGCATTTCGATGGGATGGGTCGACCCCAGCAATCGCGAGAAATGCGCCAACTGCAAATGGGTGCGCGAGGACAATCCTTCGTCCGGACGCACGTTCCCGACCTGGTACTGCACCAAGGGCAATTTCCTGACCCCGGCCAATGCGACGTGCCACAACTGGACGCTGCAGAAATGAAAAGGAAGCCCTGGACATCAGAACAGGACGCGCTATTACGCGCCCGCTATCCGCATGAAAAAACCGAACGCCTGGTTGAGGCGCTGGGCCACAGCATCGCATCCATTTACCAAAGGGCCGCGAATCTCGGGCTGCGCAAAACGCCGGCATTCCTCGCCAGCCCGGATGCCCGGCGCCTGGATGGGAAGATCGGCGCGGCGGGACGGTTAAAGAAAGGCCACGTACCCTGGAACAAAGGCATGAAGGGACTGCAGATGGGCGGCGTAGCCACGCAGTTCAAACCCGGCCACCGGGGCGGGAAAGCGGTCGATCTGTATCAGCCGATCGGCGCCGAGCGCATCAGCAAGGACGGCTACCTGCAGCGCAAGATCAATGACGACATGCCGCTGCAAAAGCGCTGGCGCGGCGTCCATATCCTCGTCTGGGAAGCGGCCAACGGCCCGCTGCCGGCAGGCCACGCAGTGACTTTCAAGGATGGCAACAAATCCAATATCACGCTGGACAACCTGGAGCTGCTCACCCGCGCCCAGCTCATGGCCAGGAACACCATCCACAACCTGCCGGAGGAGCTGCGCGACGTGATCCGGCTCAACGGCGTCATCAGGAGAAAGATCAATGGCACACGACATCAATGAACTGCGCAAACACCTGTTTGCGACTATCGAAGCGCTGAATGACAAGGATAAACCGATGGACATCGAGCGGGCTCACGCAGTCGCTGAAATCGCGCAGACGATCATCAACAGCGCCAAAGTTGAAGTGCAATACGCGGCAGCGAGCGGCGCAAAGGTCAGCAATTTTATTGGGCTCGATGCACCGAAAAACGGTGTGACCACTCACAGGTTGGGCAACTGATGAGAGTCGGCTGCCCCAACTGCGGCGCCGAGACCAGCCTGGACGCGCTGATCCAGCATGACGCGGCGCGCACTGCGCTGATCGAGGCGCTGGGTCTGTCGGTGCCGCTCGGCAAATTGCTGATCCAGTACCTCGGCCTGTTCCGCCCGGCCAAACGCCAGTTGACGATGGACCGTGTGGCCAGCTTGCTGGCGGAGCTGGCGCCGCAGATCCATGCCGCGCGCATCAGCCACAACGGCAGCGTGTACGCGGCGCCTGTTGAGGTGTGGCGCACGGCGCTGGAGCAGATGGTGGCCGGGCGCGACAAGCTGAGCCTGCCGCTCAAATCGCACGGCTACCTGCTGGCGATCATCGCCGGGCAGGCCAACAGCCAGGCGGCGCGCAGCGAGAGCCAGAACAACCGCCAGCGCGCCGGCATCACGCCGGTGGCGCAGCACGCCTCGCACCGGCCATTCAAGGCCGCCGAGGCCGGCGCGCAATCGAGCCCGGAAACCGCCGCCGCCGCATTGGCGCAGGCCAAATCACTGATCAAGGGAGGCAAACCATGAAAACCCAAAACGACCTGCTCGGCGTGCTGTCGCGCCACATCGGCCGCGAGCGTGCCGCCGGTGCCGCCGCGCTGGCGCGCGAGCTGGGCATCGACACGCGCCAGCTGCGCAAGCTGGTATCGGAGCTGCGCCTGGAGGGCATCGCGGTGTGCGCCCATCCGCGCGACGGCTACTACATCGCCGAGACGGTGGAGGAGCTGGAAGAGACCTGCCAGTTCCTGCACGCCCGATCCATGCACGCGCTGACGCTGGAATCGCGCCTGCGCAAAATCCCGCTGTCCGACCTGATCGGCCAGCTCCACCTACGCACTTAGGAGCACACCATGACCTGGACCAAGACCGCAGAGAAACAACCCATGCCACTGCACGACGTGCTGATCGCGCACGTGTGCGAAATCGACGACGAGCCGATTGTCGAGATCGCATTCCTCAGCAAAACCGGCCAGTGGCGCATCAGCAACGCCGCCGCCACGCCGATCGCACCGCCGCCGTTCTGGCAGTTCAAGCCCGCGTTGCCGCTGGCCTTGCAGCCGATGCAGCAGGAGGCCGCATGAGCAAGCGCATCAAGGCCAAAGCCAGCACCTACGTGCCGCAGTCGCAGGACGATTGCGCGGCCGATATCCGCCGCATCGGCGACCTGAGCCGCGAGCTGCTGCGCGGCACGACGGCGATGAACGACGAGATCGCCGCCATCACCGAGCGCTACCAGCCGCTGCTGGACACCCTCAAAACGCAGATCGAACCGCTGCAGGCCGGCGTGCAGACCTGGTGCGAGGCGCACCGCATGGAGCTGACCCGCGACGGCAAGGTGAAGAGCGCCAATTTCACCACCGGCGAGGTGCAGTGGCGCAGCCGTCCGCCCAGCGTATCGGTGCGCGGCGCGGAGGCGGTGATCGAGGTGTTGAAACGGCTCGGTCTGGCGCGCTTCGTGCGGACCAAGGAAGAGATCAACAAGGATGCGATTTTGAACGAACCCGCCGCGCTGCAGGGCGTGGCCGGGATCAGCATCAACAGCGGTATCGAGGATTTCGTGATCACGCCGTTCGAGGCGCAATAGATTCATAACCCCAGGCGCAGGTGGGGATGTAACCACGCCAGCCGGTGCGGAAACCGCAAAGGGCCGCCTCCACGCAGTACAAATAGGCCGCCGTGAACCGGCACCACGAATTTAGTAGGGCGCAATAACCAACGGGCATTGCACCGGATGTTAAGGAAAAAACAATGTGTGAATGCAGAGCAAAAATCAACGAAGCCATCGCACCGAAAAACGGCCGTATTGCAACGGTTATGAGGATAAGCAAGGACATGGCCCATCTATCCAGCCATTTGGTCGTGGCGGTGGAAAAGATCGACAAGACAAAACGCAAACCCGTCCCGCTGGTGGTGGCAAACTATTGCCCGTTTTGCGGCGAGAAGGATGCAGGCTGAGGCCAGGGAGAACATCATGCCAGCACTCAATTTCAAAGCCGAATTCGCCGATGCGGTCAAGCGCCTGGAAAAGCGCCAGACCATCCGCGCACGCGGCAAGCGTAAGCCGCCGCGTGTAGGCGATCCGCTGATGCTCTATACCGGCATGCGGCAGGCTGGCTGCAGAAAGCTGCTGGATGCTGTCTGTATTGCCATTGATGGTATCAGCATCAGTACCCGGAGCAAGACTGTGCAGATGCCTTATATGTTGGAAAATGGGGAGTCGATGTGGGCATTACTGCCAGACCATGAGATCGAGGCACTGGCAAAGGCCGATGGCTTCGCTTCTGCGGATGCGTTTTTTGCCTGGTTTGGCAAGACGTATGGCGACAGCTTCAGCGGCTATGTGATCAAGTGGTAATGCAGCCATGACTACTACCAACCCACGCACCAAAGAGCTCGCCGCCATCCACGTGGCCAAGCGCGACCTGCGCCTGACCGACGAGGAATACCGCGACATCCTGTTCGTGGTGGCGCGGGTGAAATCGGCGTCGGACCTGGACCATGCCGGGCGCCGCCTGGTGCTGGACCATTTCCGCAGCCGCGGTGCATTGGGCGGCAAGTCGTGGAAGCGCACGCCGGACGATCCGATGCTGAACAAGCTCAAATCGCTGTGGCTGGAATTGCACACGGCGGGCAGGGTCAACCACGTGGACGGGCTGGATGCGTGGGTCAAGCGCACCACCCGGGTATCCAGCCCGCGCTGGCTGAACAGCAAACAGATGACCACCTGTATCGAGGCATTGAAAAAATGGCTGAAGCGCTGATCAACGCCGAACCGGACAATTATCCGGAGATCCTAAGCGATGCGGCGATTCAGATCGCCGAGGCGCTGATGGCGCACGGCCTGGATGAGTCGGCGGCAGGCGAGATCGCCGACGCGGCGGCCGAGCGCATGCGCACCCACTGGGCCGGACAGCTGGTGTATATCCCATCGGGCCAGCAATACGAGATCGGCCTGCGCGACGCGCAAATCCTGGGCGAATTCAACGGCCGCAACCACAGCCAGCTGGCGCGCAAGTACGGGCTGAACATCACCTACATCTACCGGATCGTGAAGCGGCGCATCGCCGAGGAGCGAGATAGGCGGCAGGGGAATTTGATTTAGGAGAGGAAAGACGAGGGCGGTTCCAAGCCCTCCAACGTTTGAATTAACCGGCTGGCCGTCTTTCGGCCAGTCCGGGTTGAATGATTTGTTGGGCACTGGCCGGAGAGGAAATTATGAACACGAACCAACTTGCAGCAGCGCTACGAAACAAAGCGGAAGAGGTGCGCGAAGTAGGCGATGAGACACAACACGATCAGTTGATGCGCGATTCCTCATACCTATTGCGCGTGCTGGCCAATGTAGTTGATGGGATGCCGTTGGCCAAAGCTTTTGGCTCGCCCGGCGACTGGGGATACGACACACAGATTGGACAAGCACTGGCCATGCCTGCGGTGCCCAAAACCACCATAGACACCTCCCCAATGGTGGTGTAGAAAAATATACCATATAAATTTTTATAACCAGTAAGTCAGGGCCTGAATCCAGATTTAGACCCGTCTAAAATCCCTCCCGCGCGCGCAGGCCAATACTGGCTGCATGAGACGCGCATCCGATTCGATCATCCAGTTTATCCAGGCCGAGGGCAACGAGGGTTTTCGCGCCCGCCCCTATAACGACGGCGGCGGGGTGATGACGATCGGTCATGGCCATGTGATCCGCAAGCACGAAAAATTGCCTGTCCCGATGACCCGCGCGCAGGCGGATTTGCTGATGCGCAACGACCTTGCGCCGGTTGAAATTTATCTCTCGGCCATCGACACCAACCTGCCCGTGCCGCTGACCGGCAACCAGTTCGACGGGCTGTGCTCGCTGGTATTCAACATCGGCCTGGACCAGTTCGAAGATTCCACGCTGCTGAAAAAACTGCGCCGCGGCGACATGGCCGGTGCCGCCAGCCAGTTCAACTGCTGGATCTACGACAACAAAAAGAAAATCGCCGGGCTGGTCACACGCCGCGCTGCCGAGCGCGCCATTTTCGAATCGAAAGATGATGGCTGAGCATGATCCCGGCCGCTATGTATTCACCCGCCGTATCTGCGTGCGCATCCGCGGCCGCGTGCATGCCTGCCATATCGACGATGCCTCGGCGCAGGGGGATGCGGTAACGATGGGCGCAGCGTGCGCGTTGCGCGACCTGTATGGCGAGCTGGGCGTGTCCGTCGAGCCGACGTTCGATGTCAATTATTCAACCACTTATTGCGAGGCCGGCGATGACGGATGCGATGCCCAATAAAAAGCCCTGGTGGCATAGCAAGACGCTGTGGTTCAACGCCGCCGCCGCCGCGCTGGTAGCGCTGGAGGCCAACACCAACCTGCTGCAGCCGTACCTGCCGGTCAATTTTTACAGCGCGCTGGCCGTGGCCATGCCGATCGTCAACGCGGTGCTGCGCATCGTCACCACGCAGGGGCTGAGCAAATGATGGCGCCAGGCCTGCCCACGGCGAGGGCGACGGTGATTTTATGGCTGTTGCTGGCGGCGGCTGCCGGCGTGGCGATCCTGCTCGGCTGGATGCTGTTCATGCGCTCGGTGCTACCGCCCGCGCCGGTCAATGTCTCGGTCCCGGCGGTGGCGGCAGGCGAGATCCGCGCCATTCCCAAAACCGCTGTGGCCATCCGGGCGCCGGTCAAGGTCTACCGCGGCGGCGCGCCGCTCAAGCGCCGCCTGAATCTGCCGCAGCCCGTCGCGGACAATGCGGCGCAGCAGGTGATCGCGGCCAGCCAGGTGCGTGCCGACGACCATCCGCAGACCATCACCACGCTGATCAATACCGAGACCGGCGACAGCGAGACCTATGTGCGGCGCGACCCGCTGCCGTGGCTGGCATGGGATGCGCGCGGCGAGGCGGCGATGTATGTGGGCATCCAACGCGGCGGCCCGGCACTGCGCCTTGAAGCGCGTCAGGGCATGGTGCAGATCAAGGCATTGCATGTCGGGGTGATCGGCTCGGTGGACCAGCCGCTGGGCGGCGCGCCGCGCGATACGGATTATTTCATCGGCGCCGGAGTGTGGGCGAAATGGTGATCGCTGGCGTAGGGCGCAATAACCAACGGGCATTGCGCCGGATGCATGCGGTGCAATGCGCTGCGCTTATTGCACCCTACGTGGGGCTGGTCTGATGGATATATTCGACCGTGCCCAGGAAGTCGAGGAAAAAGAGCGCGCTGCCTGCCTGGACTGGGCACGCAACCGGCCATCGATGCTGCCGTCCGGGCATTGCTACAACTGCGACGAGGATCTGGCTGCAGGAAAATTATTTTGCGATGCGGATTGCCGCGACGACTATCAAAAACGCACGGGACGAAAATAATGGATTACAAAGGCTGGATCGACACGCTGCAATTCCTGATCATGAGCGCGGTGGGCGTATGGATGTACCTGGAGCGCAAAAACGACAAGGCGCACGAGCGCATCACCGCGCTGGAAACGGTGCTGGAAAACAATATCGCCCGGCATGCCGATCGGCTGATGAAGATCGAAACGCAGATCGAAGGCCTGCCCAGCCAGAACGATATCGGCAAAGTCTACGAACGCGTGCAGAGCATCGACCAGCGCATCAGCCACATCGAGGGCCAGTTCGTCGGCAGCAACCATACGCTGAACCTGATCCACGAATATCTGATGAAAGAAAAATCATGAAGCCGTTTACCCAGCACGTGGCCGAGGACCGCCGCCTGATGATCCTGCGCATCCTGTCCGAATCGGGCGAGTACCGGGCGAATATCTACCTGATCCAGCGCATGCTGGCCAACGTCGGCCACGCGGTCAGCGGCGACATGCTGCGCGACGATCTGGCTTGGCTGGAGCAGCACGGCCTGGTGGAGGTCACCACCACCGCCGGGCTGGAAATCCCCAGCCTGATCAGCCGCGGGCTGGATGCCGCGCTGGGCCGCACGCGCGTGCCCGGCGTGGCGCGCCCGATGCCGGAGGCATGATGGCGCGCCCGTCGAGCGTCAAGCGGCTGGACCCGAGCGTGCGCGCCGCGGTGGACGATGCGATCCGCGAGGGCCGCGCGACCATCGAGGATATCGTCGCGCTGCTGCGCAACCTGGGCGCCGATATCAGCCGCAGCGCGGTGGGCAGATACAAACAACAGGCCGAGTCGCAAATGGCGCGCTACCGCGAAGCGCAGGAGGTGGCCAAGGTGTGGATCGGGCGGCTGGAATCTGATCCGGAGGGCGATGTGGGGCGGCTGCTGCCGGAAATGCTGCGCGCGGTCGCGTTCCAGCAGCTTGCCGGGCTGGAGGATGGCCAGGTGGATAGCAAGGAAATCGCGTTGCTCGCCCGCGCTATCAAAGATGCGGCCGGGGCGACCAAAACCAGCGTGGAAGCCGAGCGCCTGCGCCGCGAAATGCGCGACGCATTGCGCAAGGTGGAGACGGCGGCGGAGACGGTAAGCCGCGATCCGGCAGCCCTGAAACGTGCCATTGCGGCGGCGTATGGACTCCTCTGAGATCACCCTCTATCCGTATCAGCGCGCCTGGCTGGAAGACCCGGCGCGCTTTGCCGTGGGCATGTTCGCGCGCCAGACCGGTAAAACGTTTACCACCACGCTGGCAGTGGTGCTGGATACGGTGCGCGCCGAGTTGGACGGCAAGCGCACGCGCTGGATCATCCTGTCGCGCGGCGAGCGCCAGGCGCGCGAGGCGATGGAGGCCGGAGTCAAGTTGCACCTGGCGGCCATCGGCACGGTTTTTCAGGCACACGAATACGAGTGGGAGCCAGGCATCAACGCGCTGGAAGTCACGCTGCCGGGCGGGTCGCGCATCACCGCCCTGCCCGCCAACCCGGATACGGCGCGCGGTTTCTCGGCCAACGTGATGCTGGACGAGTTCGCGTTTCATGCCGATAGCCGGAAAATCTGGACGGCGCTGTTTCCGGTGATCTCGGCGGGCTGGAAGTTGCGCGTGGTATCCACTCCGAACGGCAAGGGCAACAAATTTTACGAGCTGATGACGGACAAGGCGCTGGACGGCATCTGGAGCCGCCATACAGTGGATATTTACCAGGCTGTCGCGGACGGCCTGCCGCGCGACATCGAGGCGCTGCGCCTGGGTATCAACGATCCGGATGCGTGGGCGCAGGAATACGAGCTCAAATGGCTGGACGAGGCATCCGCCTGGCTGCCGTACGAGCTGATCGACGGCTGCGAGCATGCCGGCGCGGGGCTGCCCGATCATTACAGCGGTGGACCGTGTTTTATCGGCATTGATATCGCCGCGCGAAACGACCTGTTTGTGATCGCGGTGCTCGAGGCCGTGGGTGACGTGCTGTGGTGCCGCGAGATGATCGTGCGCCGCCGCATCAAATTTGCCGAGCAGGATGTATTGCTGGATGAGGTGATGCGGCGCTACCGGGTGGTGCGCGTGGCGATGGACCAGACCGGCATGGGCGAGAAGCCGGTCGAGGACGCGCAGCGCCGTCACGGCCAGCTGCGCGTGGAGGGCGTGCTGTTCAGCGCGGCGCGCAAACTGGATATGGCCACGGCGCTGAAAGAGCGCATGGAGGATCATACCCTGCGCCTGCCGATGGGCGACGCGCTGTTGCGTGCCGACCTGCATGCGATCAAAAAACAGGTGGGCGTCACCGGCATACCGCGCCTGTTGGCCGATGGCGATACCGACGGCCATGCCGACCGGTTCTGGGCGCTGGCGCTGGCCTGCGCGGCCGGATCCGGGCCGGTAGTGCAGATCGATTTCCAGTCCGCCGGCAGCCGCGCCGGCAACATCCTCGGCGATGCTGGCCTGGGCGGATTCAGCCAGGCCGATATCACCCGCACCGGCTGGGGTACGGTGAGCGGCAACCACGATTTTACGGGATTCTAATATGGCCACCAAACCACTGATGCAGGAAATCGCCACGTCTCTGGACGGGCGCGACATCACGCGCGGATTCATCGACCCGCTGCGCGTGCAGATGCCCGACGACACGGTGCTGATGCAGCGCGGGGGCGGCGATTACACGCTGTACCGCGAGGTGTTGCGCGACGATCACGTCAAATCGTCGCTGACCCAGCGCATCCACTCGGTGATTGCGCGGCCGTGGGAGGTGCGCCCCGGCGGAAAACGCGCGATCGACAAGGCGGCGTCGGATTTTTTGAGCGAGCAGGTGCAGGCGCTGAACTGGGACAGCATTACCGAAAAAATGCTCTACGGCGTGTTTTATGGCCATGCGGTCAGCGAGGTGCTGTGGGGCATCGACAATAACCGGCTGATCATTGCCGATATCAAGGTCCGCGACCGGCGCCGTTTCGGCTACGACGGCGCCGGGCGGCTGCGCATGCGCACGATGGCGAATTACGACGGCGAGCTGCTGCCGGACCGTAAATTCTGGCACTTTTCCACCGGCGCGGATCACGATGATGCTCCCTATGGGCTGGGCCTGGCGCACTGGCTGTACTGGCCGGTGTGGCTGAAACGCAACGGACTGAAATTCTGGGCAGTGTTTCTGGAGAAATTCGGCCAGCCAACGGCGGTGGGGAAATTTCCGGCCGGTACGTCGGACACCGACCAGAACAAGCTGCTGGCCGCGCTGCAGGCGATCCAGCGCGATTCCGCGATCATTTTTCCCGACGGCATGCAGGCCGAGCTGCTCGAGGCGACGCGATCCGGTACCGCGGATCACAAGGAATTCACCGCGATGCTGAATTCGGCCATCATGATCATCACCATCGGCCAGACCGCGACCACGCAGGGAACGCCGGGCAAGCTCGGCAATAACAAGGAACAGGCCGAGGTGCGCAAGGACATCTCCAAGGCCGATGCGGATCTGGTGTGCATGTCATTCAACGACACGATCGCGAGGTGGTTGACCGAATACAATTTCCCCGGCGCCGCGCTGCCGCAACTGTGGCGCATCATGGACGATGAGGAAAACCTCGATACGCGCGCGACGCGCGACGAGACCATCGCCAAGATCGGCTTCAAGCCCACGTTGAAATATATTACCGATACCTATGGTGGGGAATGGACCGAGCAAACACCGCCTGCGCCGCTGCCAGCGTTACCGGTACCGGCTGTTCCAGCACCGCCAGCAGCCCAGTTCGCTGCCGATGTAGCTGCCAACCCGACGCCGATCGATCCGCTGACCGAGCGCATGGCCGTGGAGGCTGCACCGGCATTTGGCGATCTGCTCAACCAGATCCGCCTGTATGTCGAATCGGCCGAGAGCATGGAACAGCTGCGCGACTGGTTGCTGACCAGCTACGGCGATCTGGATACCGGGCAGCTGCAGCAGGTGATGGCGATCGGATTCGCCAGCGCGGATCTGGCCGGCCGATTTGATGTCGCCAATGAAGACAAACTTATTTCAACAGGAGAAATACCATGAGCATCGCAGCTACATTTGATTTTCTGCGCCGTGCCGCGCAGACCGCCACGATCCGCACCGGGCGCGGTTTCGCCGATTTCCTGACCTCGCGCATCGTGCAGGCGACCACCGAACCATCCTTGCTGGCGGCGATGGAGCGTTTGCTAAAAAGCCTGGGTAGTGACATCAGCTATATCGGCGGCGAGAAAATGGCGCGATTCATGGCTGCTGCCGGGGGCGTCGAGGCCCCCGGGCTGCTCAGCTGGTTGCGCGCCTATCCAAACATGGCGGCCATGATTGCATTGCTGCGCAACGATGATGATTATGCGGCTGCACTGGCGAGCATCCAGCTGCCTGCTGCCCAGGTGGGCGACCGCGGTAGCGCGCCACCATCACGTCCCTGGCAGATCGGTATCAGCGCAATTTGCACCAGCCCATTGGCGCATGGCGCCGACGGCAAAGCCGGCAATGCCACCCTGTTCCGGCGCCAGCAGGTACTCAGCACCACGGGGCAGGTGCTCGATCTGCCCTTCTACGCCGGCAATGCCGTGCGCGGGCAACTGCGCGACATCCTGGCGGATCACTTCATCGGCGCGCTCGGCCTGACAGTCAGCCGGGTGCGTCCGCCGCTGGCATTGTGGTTTTTCCATGCGCTGTATGCCGGCGGCGTGCTGGAGGAGGGCGGCGGCGATGCGATCAAGGCGGTCGGCAACGAGCTGGGCAATAACGGCACCTTGCGCACCGAGGGCGTGCACCGGCTACGCGATCATCTACCTGCGCTGTCTCTGCTGGGCGTGGCGCTCGGCAATCGGGTGCTGCCGGGCCGTCTGTATGCCGGCGATCTGCGGCCGCGTTGCCGCGAGTGGGGAAACGGCGCGATCGATGCCGCCGAGCTGATGGAGTGGACGTTCCTGACGCGCCGCGAGGACCACGAGGATCACGCCGACAACCACAGCATGATCGCCAATACGGAATGCCTGCGCACCGGCACGGTGCTGGAAGGCGGCATCGACCTGGATACTCATGCCGGCGATCTGGAGCGCAGCGCGCTGGGTTGCGGGCTGGCGCTGCTACAGCAGCGCGGGCTGCTCGGCGCGGAAAACCGGCGCGGCCTGGGCAGAGTGGACATGGCCATCAGCGGCGCGCCCGATCCGGCGCTGTATCTGGACTGGCTGGCCGCTGAAAAGCCGCGCATCCTTGATTACCTGGCCGGCATCCATGCCACGGATACCAGCGGCAACGATGCGATTCTGGGCGCGCAGCGCGCCGCCAAATCCAAACCCAAAGGCAAGCCGGCGAAGGCGGCGGTTGCGCCTGAACCGTTCCAGGATGATTCGCTGGCTGGCCTGTAATGCACGCGGTCGACCTGATCTATTCCGCACTGGATCCGGATAATCCGGAATATCCGGTATTGCCGGGCGATCCGGTCGATGGTATCTGCTGTATCACCGGACAGAGCGGCCCATGCCTGCCGCGCAAATCGCTGCTCGGCCCGAGCTTCACCACCGGCGATTTGCTGGCATTGCCGGGCGGCACTCAGGTCGGCGTTGCCGCCTATGTCGCGCTCAAATACAAATGGGAGCGCATGGGCGCGTGGATCTGCGATGGCAAAACCTTCCGGCGCCTCGATCGCCAGGGCGTGCGGGCTGCCGTGCTGGGCGCAGTACCCAAGCGGCCCTGGGCCGGATTTGCAACAACCAGCTATAAAAAGCATGGCGCGCTGCTGGCGCCGGTCAATAACCGCGATCGAAATGTCTGGCTGTGGAACGTGGAGCATATCGATTGCTCCGACCGCGAGCAGGTCGTCGAATTGTGGGATGCTCTGAATGCGGCGCTGCGCGCGGGCATCGGCCGCACGGTCATCGAGTCCCTGGATTGCCCGGCGTGGCTGCTGGAACGCATCGGCCTGGACGTATGGCTGGCATTCGTGCGCTGGGCGCGGCCTCATCACAAGAGCGGTCTGTACCGGTTTCTGACGTATCTGCTGCCGAGCCAGGAGGAGCTGAAAAGTGCGTGATGCGCTTTATCGCAAAGTCCATGCGCATCGGTACCGGCGCGCGATCGATGATGCCCATGCGGTGATCGTCCGGGCGCTGCAACAGGCTGGCGATGCCATCGTGGCTATCGGGGTATCCGGTGGCAAAGACAGCGTGGCAATGTGCCACCTGGTGGCCCAGCATTGCCGGCCGCTCATCATCTACAACGATTCGGGCCTCGAAATGCCGGAGAGCCTGGACATGGTGCGCGCCGTTGCGGAGCGGTTGGAGCTGGAAATCCATATCGCCCGGGGCGATGCCGTCGCTTTGCAAGCGGCGGGATTGCGTAACTACGATGCCATTCTCGAGCCGGTACAGCGTGCCATAAGAGAGCGCGGTGTCGCTCTGGAGTTTGTCGGGCTACGCCGTTGCGAGAGCCGCCACCGGCGTATGCTGATCGGCCGCTATGGCCCGGTGCATCAGTCTATACGCTGGGGCTGCCTGGTGGCATGGCCGATGCGCAACTGGAGCAGCGGCGATGTGTTTGCCTATCTGGACGAGTACGGATTGCCCGTGCATCCGGCCTATTTGCGCTATGCGGGTATCGATCGGGACGCCATCCGCGTGTCGTGGGCATATGACCCGGACCGCCACGAGGACGGTGATGCGGAATATGTCCGCCAGTGGTATCCGGCGCTTTTTCGCCAGTTGCGAGACAAGGGATTGCTATGAGTGACAATTTAAAAATCACGATCACGCTGGATGGCACCGGCCTGTACTACGACCCATCCGAGCCTATCCACATCGACGCGCTGATTGCGTGGGCGCTGGCGCCGATCCAGGCGACGCAACGCAATCTGAGCCGGGATGATTTGCCGGAAGCGTTGCGCCTGCCTATTTCCAAGCGCAGCGCCGGGAATACCTGGGTATACGCCGCTTCCGCCCTGTTTCCGGAGGGCGAAACTGCGGAGACATTTACCCACTGGCGCAAGCGTTTCCGCGTCGGGCGCGCCGAGCTGACGCGCGGATCGCCCAATCTGACCAACAGCACCTACCGCGACTGGAACATGCCGATGCCATTGCTGCTCACGCATCGGATGATCGGCTATGCCATCGGAGACCGGCGCGATTTGATTAAATTGCTGCGCCGTATTCCGGCCCTCGGCAAAAAGCGCGCACACGGCCACGGCCGCATTACTGGCGTAGAGATCGAGCGTGTGGACTATGATTGGTCGATGACCTGCGAGGGTCGCGCCATGCGCTGGTTACCAGACCCGTCCGGCACGCGCCTGGTGCGCCCGCAGCCACCGTATTGGAACCCGCATGAGAGGGTGAATTGTTGTGAAGTGGGTGATTTATGGACAGCATAGGCTACGATCCGCGCCTGCCGTTCACCGAGCAGATCGCGTTTTTTCTGGGTAAATCCACCAATCTGATCCCCACCAAACGCTGGACCGATCTGCTCAAAGCCCAGCACGACCGCGCATTCATGGTCGCCGGCGCGATGAAAGCGGATCTGCTGGCGGATCTGTACGAGGCCGTTGAGCAGGCCATCGGCCTGGGCACCGGCATCGGCGAATTCCGCAAGGCGTTCGACGCGACGGTGCAAAAAAACGGCTGGGACTATACCGGCGAGCGCAACTGGCGCACGCGGGTGATTTACCAGACCAATATCAGCACCAGTTATGCCGCCGGGCGGCTGGTGCAGCTCAAGGATGGCGGTTTCAAATACTGGATGTACAAGCATTCCGATTCGGTCATGCACCCGCGCCCGCTGCACCTGAGCTGGAATGGCATCACCCTGCCTGCCGGGGATGCCTGGTGGAAAACGCATTACCCGCCCAATGGCTGGGGCTGCCAGTGCCGGATCATCGGCGTGCGCAATGCGGCCGGCGCCAAACGCCTGGGCGGCAATATCGTGGATACGGCACCTGATGACGGCGTGGTGCCGGGCACCGATCGGCCGAAGGGAATCGATCTGGGCTGGGATTACCAGCCTGGCGCGACGGTAGTGGATGATCTGCGCAAGCAGCTATCATCCAGGCTGGCCAGCCTGCCCGCGCAAATTGCAGATGCCCTCAAAAAAGACCTGCAGGGGCCATCCAAATGATCACCATTATTGCGGATGATAAAGCGGTCATCGAGGCGCTGAACCAGCTGCGTGCCAGGACATCGCACATGCTGCCGCTGATGCAGGATATCGGCGAGCTGCTGAGCGAGACGACCAAGCGGCGATTTGATACCTCGACTGCGCCGGATGGGACACGCTGGGCGGTGAATAGCGAGGTGACGATCCTCAGATACCTGGGTGATAATAAGGGTAGCTACACGAAGGCCGGAAATCTATCTAAAGCTGGCAAGCAGCGTTCAGGTTCAAAACGCCCATTGATTGGGTTGACCGGAACATTGCAAAGTACGATCGATTATGATGCGCAGAATGACTCTGTGGTGATCGGCAGCCCTAAAAAATACGCAGCTACCCAGCATTTCGGTGCCAAAAAACACGAGTTCAAAGGTGTGGCGCCGTGGGGAGATATCCCCGCCCGTACGATATTTGGCGTTAGCTCCAGCGACCATAATTCGCTGTTGGAGCTAATCAACGAGTATCTCGACCCGGCATCGTAAAAATATTTTCAATTATTTGCAAAAAGTGCTTGTGTGTAGGGCAAATATGCCCTAACATTTAATCACTGGAGCAAACAATTGCACCAGCCTGATCCAGCCCAGGAGCGGCTCGGAACCAAGATAGAGGTAATAGATCATGAGCGACTTAACCTACAACGGCATCAACCTGACACTCACCTCGGACGCTGACTATAGTAATCGTTTATTGCCAGGTGGATATGTCAACTACCATGAGGCGAGCGCTGGTGAGGCATACGACTTTGAGATGCAAGCCACTGCAACCGATGAGGCTGGCAACAGCTACCTCGTCTACTGGATATACGAGGGCGTCAAAGGAGATGATGACCGTCCATTAGACTGGTACGACTACAGCTCAGACGAGATTGACCGGATAGAGGTGCAATAAGGCAACCCAGGCCGCTTCGGCGGCCTGACATGACATGGAGATCATTATGCGTACAACAGTAATCATCACAAAACGCGGCGAAGGCTACATCAGCACCGTGTCCGGGCAGTTCGGAGGCGGTCATCAGGGTGCCCGGTGTGGACTTACTCCTTATGAGGCCGCATCAGCAGCAGCCCGATATATGATCGAGTATGCGCAATCAAATCCGGATGGTGGCGATCTGATGGCGCCAGCCGAAGTGCTCGATCTGGTGCCTGAGCATTTGAGGGCAATCAAAGCGTATGGTTAA